CAAAAATTCCACCCACATATAAATGCAGGTATGAAAAATCATAACTATAAATATATATGGTTTGCTCGCCCAATTAAGGGCCCATGTCGCCTCCGTGCATGGTATTATGAGCACACTTATCACTAAGTGCTGAGAACGATATTTGTTTTAAGTCTAATATCAAAGACATTTGTGTTTACGCTAGTGGGATGAGGGTTTGTATATAGAAATTTGGAGCACCAACGAAACCGAAGAATGTAAGATCTTCAGCACCAGCAACATAGGCATCAGCACTAAAGTTTGCAGGTTTTCCCTCGTCTGTATTACCAATCAGAGTAAAAGCAGAACCTCCAGGATAAGAAAAGGGAAGGGTGTTAAAACTTCCGGTGCCATACTTTCCATAGGTTTTGGAGAATCTGAGAGGAAGAGCATATGGAATCTCAACTTCTAAAGAATCCATAGATCTATTCTGTGTAACAGCCATACCTGACCCAGAGTCAACCATCAATAAGACACTATCATGGGCATACTTGGTATGACCATCTCCAGCTAGATGCACTTTCTTGGAATTGTGATTGTAGGTATAAGAAGAAGCTCTAGCTGTATCATCTTCTCTTCTTGCAACTGCCATGCTAACCACACTACTTGTTGTGGGAAGAAACTTCCACCTAATACCGCCACGCCATCCAGAGAAAGCATTTTTAATGTATTCAATGTTGGTCATCCCACCATATGTATATGGAGATAGTGCAGCGGTAAGATCAACACCATCGGGATCTGGACCTGTAGGTAATGGCATAGCCTTCAAATTCATTGTGTAACGCGTCATATTAGTGTCATAAACACCAGCAGTTTCTTCCTCAACTGTTAAACTCCTAACATAACAATACCTCTTAAGTAATTGCCTAAGTGAAGTGATAGTTTCACCATAATAAATTAATGGTTGTGTATTTTGAATAGCCATAGCATCTTGAGTAATGGTGATCTTATTGATTTCACCTTCTGGAGCATTCTCTCCATCAGGAGTTATCTCCACGGCAGAGTGTGCCTCTAAATCAAACATAGAAAAGGACATTCCATCAGACCCTGATGCAGCAATAGGAGGAAAGAAAGTTGTTCGTGCCATGTTACGCGAGGAAGGATTGTATAGCTTAAAGTCATCACCAGCTTTAATGGATACCATTATTTCAACACCAGAAGAACCATCAGGCACCACCAATTCATTGACAACCTTGAACAATAAAATCCCATTCTCAAAGGGCCTCTTAATATTCTTGGTAGCAGCACTAAGTACAGTACTAAATTGCTCTGAATTGTCATTATCGAATAATAAACAACCATGTTCGTTTTGCCAATTAACAGTTAACGTAAAATCCCGACCTTCACTTAAATCAATGATAGTATTAAAAGTTGTGTTGAAAGGATCTATAGAAGCAAGATCACCCCAAGGATCAAAAATAACAGCAATCCTTCCTCTATGATACTGTGATGCTATAACCTGAAAACGATATGTGAGAGAGCCACTCCATGCTTCAAACATCCTCGATACATACGATAGAGAGGTCGGAACAATCTCATGACCACCAGTGATAGCAAATCTGTGTTCCATAGCAGGTGTAACTGGAAAAGCATACGCAAATTCACCCATAACCATAGAAGTGTTCCATGGGAAATACGAATAAAAAGATTCTTTTTTACACAAATATTCCAGGGAAAGCTCATCAATATTAGGTAAACCAACAGTGTCAGGACTAATGCAAAGTTCTTGTTTAGCAGTTACTGTGAGTTTAGCTGAAGAGTCCAACCCTTCAGTTAAAGCCAAATTTCCAACGGGAGTGTTTTTAACAAATATAATATCTGCAGTTTGCACGGGTTTTGAGAAACCAAAAAATCTTGCAAAAGCACCAATAGACCTTGCAGCTAACTGTGTAGCCACAGCAAGGGGTCCAATAACTGGAGCCGAACTGAGCATACCAGCTATTGAAGCCACAGTTGACGCTGGACCAGAAACTACACCAGTATCATTATATTCATCTGAGTGTGCTTCCAAAGAAAACATACTAAAATCATCATCACATGGACCAGAGAAAGCAACAGCTTGAGAAGTAGGTGCGGAAAGGACTGCGTCTTGTAACTCAGCGAACACACTGACGGTGATAGAATCAGTACCACCATTGATCTGCTCAAGATTACGAACACTGTCAAGATCTAGGCGTCCTATCTTTGCATTTCCCATTGCAGGTGATACTAAAGCTTGAAATTGTGCTGGAGCATAATAAGGAACACAAATGCAACCACTCTTACAAGTAGATGCGTTTATCCAAATATGTGGTCGTTGGGATTTTGTAACGATATGCCAGATCTGTCCAGCAACATATTTAACTGAACCAGATTGAAGATATTGATAACTGCCAAGAATCATTCCAGAGTGAAATGGAGTACCATTTATATATATTGTCAACATTAAATTCCCCTTGACTAAATAATAATTGTCCATCTTTTTCTTAACAGCGTCATTCTCAAAGAATGCTTGCCAACAATCAACTGCTTCATGCAGCTCAGTGCCAACAGGCCAAACGTGATCAAAAATTTTGACTTTCCTGCTTAAAAAAGAAGAAATATCAGCAGCAGGAGATAATCCCGCATCTAATGCGAGAACTTTAGATGTGCCACTAGTTGATTCAGTGTGCATGGCATTGTCAGGATGCAAATGTGTTGTGGATGAATGAGCTTCAAGCCCATACATCCGAATTGAGCAGTAAGTTTGCTCAGACTTTTGAGTTTTAAGATCTCCATCTAAAATTAAACAATCCATGATGTCTAAATATAAAGGCGCGGAAGCCTGGTAGTAAAATAGTAATGTGTAAAATTGACTACATAGTACACATATGTGATTGAAGATCACACAACTTGTTGTATATATATCGCTACAACTACGATGGACTAGTAATCTGCCCAAGGTTATCTGAACCGTATACGCCAGACTCCTCGTTAGACGAGTTACTTATATCATCAATGCCCAATGTCCAATTGAGCGTTGTTTTATAATCAAAAGAATGTTGTGGGATGAAAAATCTTTTGATGGAGGGATGGTTCTCAAAAATACCATCCATTTTCTTGGTAAAATCTAAAAAGTCATCTTTACCATGAAGACAATATTCACGCCTAGCAGAAAGATAGGCCTGAGACAAAACTTCTTCATCAGAAATGTTGCCTTTACTTGTAGTCATAAGAAGACTTTTGAAAACGCTGTTCTTAGCAATAGGTGCAACAACTCTAATCTCATTACGTCTAAAAGTTCTCTTAAGAAAATCTGTGTCCTTAATATTAATGAAGGGGACAGATTCTGCTTCTTTATCTGCCATAGTATAGATAATACCTCTCCTCCGCAGGGCTTCCACTATGGTTGTGTGGTTGAAGGAATTATTGGATGAACCCATGATATTGTCATCTCCTAATGTCATAAGATTAACATGACGGGAAAATGTGTTAAAATCACCAACAATGTCATAATACGCTATACGCATATACAAACTGTTGGCTAAGGAGTTCACAATAACAGTTAGGGGTTGTCCTGAGGGGTTAGAACCAAAAAACTGAAATAGATCCCCATTCATATTAACGATAGGGAAACATATATCAGTTGAGATTCCAATACACAAGGCTTTATCTCTAGCAGATAAACAATTATTTCTAGATCTGAGCTCAATAAGAATATAAAATACGGCTCTAATAACATTGGCAGGCATTTGTTTATCATAGGATTTATAATCTCCAGCGATAATTCTATCCTTACCAAAAACAGTAAGATAATGGTACAAGGTCTGCCAGATAGGACTGTAACAGTCCATGCCTACTGCACACTCTGAAGCGAAATTGTTCACTCTCAAGCACTTAGTAAGCATCATAAATTGTTTTCTAACAACTATAGAAAATGGCACACTACAAGCAGTAAAAACCCTAGTCTCACCAGACTTACGTTTTTTAACCTTGACCGGTTCATCT